GTCTATGTAGTTTGATTTGGCTTTTCCTAGTTTCATATTAAAGTATTGGGCTAATTCTTGTATTTCTTTGACACGCTTTCCAAGTCTTTTCGCAAATGCCAGTATTAGCATCTAATCCCCTATTCTCATAATCGTAACTAACTTGGTCAAGTATTGCTATCTTCAAATCAGCAGGTACTGTTGTGTAACCTACAGAATAAGTAGCTTTTAAATTAGCGTATGTAGGGCGTTGTAATTTAGGAAACTGCCCACCAAATAAAGTATATCCAGCTGCATCTAAAGTATTCCCTGCTTCAGTTATTAATGAAGTAAAAGAAACCATAGGTCCAAAAGGTAATTCAAATTTACCATCAAAATTGCTAAACCATACTATTGCACCTTTAGGAATTAAACTTAATCCTGTAGCTGATTCTACTGCTTCCCTAGCTTGTTTAATCATTAACTCTATTTGAGTATCGTCAGCAGTTGTAGTTACCCTACAATAAAGTTTAGCTTCTGCAAGTGTTACTGGTTCTACTATCGTTCCCGTTGGAGTTAAAGTAAAATCTAAAATATAATTAGAATAAGCCATATAGTCTTTTTACAAATTTAAACAATTATATCCAATAAAAAAGCCCCACCAATTAAGGTAGGGCTAATTTATTTTTATAAACCTTAGAATTAAGCGTTTACAGTTGCATAGATTGCAGAAGAAGCTAACATTAAGTTAATGTCTTCCATACACTCTATACGTGCAGTTACTAAGTTCTTTTGGAAGTTAACACCGTTCTCATAAGAGAATTCGATAGCTAAAGATTCAGTTTCTACTCTTTCGATATAGTCTTGGTCAATAACTAATGCTCTATCGTTAGTTACCCAACTTGCAGAAATTACAGGAACTCCCCAGATTGTCATTCCGCCCATTGGACTTACAACAACTGAACCAGAACCAGCGTAATAACCAGCAGCGATAGTAGCTTTCAATAATTTACCCATTTGGTTTTCGCTAACTAACACATAAGAAGCGTTAAAGTTTGCAGCCTTTTGGTTACCGATATAATCTACTAATTGTAACAAATCGTTAGTTTCTGCAGTTGTAGTTGAACCTGTTGCAGCACCTGAAACAACACCAAAGAAAATAGCGTTCTCTTTCTTGAAGAAATCACGTTGTAATAATCTTGGTAAAGTTTGAGTGATGAAAGGTAAACTTTTCAACATTTGCTTAGAGAAAGTAGAGAAACCAGCGATGTAATCAGTAACTATTTTAGTTTCTGTTAATGCGTAGTCGTTCTGTCCTTTGTCGTCGCCTTCAGTTTGTGCAGCAATGTTATTTACATTACCAGCATCTTCACGATACTGTACATAAAGACCAGTTGTACTTTGAACTGTAGGGATTAAATCACGGAAATTTACTTTCTGTGCAGGGAAAATTGCTTGACGTGTGCTATAAGAAGCTACAGGCTCACCTGTTAAGCTATTGCTTAATAACATATTTTTAACGTCAGTCAAATCCATACGGTAAGAACCGTTAGAACTTTTAAGAGCAAACTCTAATTCACCAAACTTTCCGTCTAATTTCTCTAAGATAGCTTCGTTAATGTTCTTGCTTTCTTTCTTTTCAGCCTTCACTTGCTTTGCAGCTTGTGCGTCGAATTGCTTTTGCATTTCGTCTTTTACTACACTAATTGTAGATTTTACTTCTTCGATTTGAGCAGATACGTCAGCTTTTAAGCCTTTTACGTTTTCTGCCATTTCGTTAATTACGTTTTCCATTTTTACTTTTTAAATAGATTGTTAAATTGATTAATTGCCTTTGTTACTTCTTCGTTACTTGGTTCTTCAATAGCTATCGGCTCAACTGCGTCTGCGGGTTGAGTGAACTCTTTTACTATTTCTAATTCTAATAATGAAGCCTGTATTCTTTTTATTTGAATTTCCATTAAAGCAAAAGTGTCGTCTGTGAAACTACCACCTCTAAACGCTTTAATTAGATTGTCTAATTGTAATGATAAACCTTCTTTAGTTTCTGCTCCTTCGCTTTTAAATCCTAGCGTTGGTGTTTCAGGGTTAGCACCCCAAAGAACTGCAGAACCTTCGTAAAGTTTTAATTCTCTTATTGTTCTTACTTGGTTTGTTTTGTTTATGTCGCTTTTAATAGTACTAAAACCGATTGAATGCTGATTGATTAAACCTGCCTCGTATAGTTTTATTACGTCTTCCCCAGCTTCTGTTTCTACTATTTGTGTAATAGCTACTAACATATCGCCTTCTACATATAGGTCAATAGGTTTACCTATTGTATGTCCTAAATCTGCTTTATGGTCTATTAATGACCAAACTAAGTTTTTGCCTTTTGGTCCACGTTCAGCAATAGTTTTAGTGAACGCTTCAGCTACGATAATATCGTTGTCTAAATCTACGTTACCAATTCTTGACCAACAAGCCTTAACTGTTCTTGATTCGGAAGAAATATCTAGTATTGATTCCATTGAACCTTTTTCTTCAAATTTACTCATAACACAAAGTTATTATTTTTTATTTATTGTATTGCAGCACTTATTAACCCGCCTATTGTTTGACCTATTACATTACCCATAATAGACCACATTAAACCAGCGTCCCCTTTTGGTGGATTATTTTCTAAGCGTAATAATTTTCCGTTAGCGTCCCTTTGTGCTTCATATCCTAAAGTACAGCGACAATTACAAACGTTACCTGCTCTAGCTGCTGAATCTGCAGGGTGAAGCATATAGTCTATGTATGTTTTTGCTTTTACTTCAAACTTAGCATCAATAGGAATTTTAACACCGTCCATATGTAAGTGGTCGTTTGCATCACGTGGAATTCTTCTTGTACGATTATCCTTTGCTGCTATCCATTCTTTAACGGTTACTAAGCCTGTAGACATTGCACCAACCATTGAACCTATATTAGCTGACCTTCCAGTTTCTGTTCGTGCTATTAGTTCTGCCCTATAATTTGTTATTCCTGCTGACCTTAACAGTTTAATTGTTTCAGGTAGTGTTAGGTTTTCTGCTGCTGCTTTATCTAAGAATGATTGTATTTGTTTCTTAGTTGTGTCAGTTATATCTGCTGCTAATTGATTTAAACCTCTAGCCTCTAAGTATTGCAAAATAACATAAGCGAAAAAGTCTGTTTCTTCACTCTTTACCTCAAAATGTATTCTTTGACCCTTTACAGACGTTTTAACGTCCTTTTGGCTAATCTTAGCCATACGAGTACCCATTGCAACGTGAAGCTGCTTTATGGTCGTTTTAATAGCTTTATCGCTTATTGCATCAAAGTCTAAAGTGTCGCAGTATGTATCTACTTGTTTCTGCAGTTCCTTTTTGAACTTTGGTGAATAGGTTTTTAAGGCATTAGCGTATAACTTTTTATAGTCTTGCCAAATCATTATTCAGGTATTGTTAAAGGCTGAAATTCATCTATTGGTTGTACACTTGTAGGAATATAAAGTTTCTCTAATTCTGCTTCGTCTATGTAATCAGGAACTTCTAAACCCATTAAATCCATTTTCTGTTTAGGTGCTATCCACCACGCATTATTTAACCATTCTACCTGCTCTTTCTTATTAGATTCTAATTCAGCATAAATACTAGCGTCGTAGTCTACATAAATATTCTGACCTGTATAACCCCAATCAGTTTGTAGCTTTCTATTAATGTTATCCCTAATAGAATTTAATAAAGGTATTGCACAACGTAATGTTAAAGCCTTTTCGCCTTCTAATTGGTTGTTATAAGTCTTATTATCTGCATCGTTTAGTAATTGTGAAGGAACTCCGTAAATATTACAAAGTGCTTTCATATCCCACTTTTCACTTTCGATTATATTTAATTCTACAGGGCTAAGTCCTATTTGCTTCCAATCTACTTTGTAACCTGATACTGCTATTGAATTATAATTAGCTGCTCCGCCTTTTTCACTAATAGATTTTTTTAATGCCTGTGCTTGTGAAAGACCTTGTACTGAATCATATCTTTCGTCGTTCATAAATAAAACACCTGCTGGACCGCCATTTTGAAACGATGCAACCGCTGCAGTCTTAGCTTCGTTAGAACGTGTTAACGTCTTTGCTGCCGCTAATAAAGGGGACTGCCCATACAATTGGTTGCCTGTAGCGTTCCATTGTGGGTTAAAATATTTATCGTGTAATATTTCTTTTCTATCAAATTGGAATATAGGACCATACTGTAATTGATATCCTACTGCAATTGCAGGGAATACTTGAGTATCAGCTATAACCGCCGTATATTGTGAAGGCAAAGCGTAAAGTGCAAAAGGTTTCCCTACATTAGCACCTGCTTCTATTGTCTTTGAATAAATAAAAGCGTTACCTGTAATTAGTTTAAATCCGCACCATTGCTCTACTAAATCGCTAAAAGCATCTTCTTCGT